CATAAAATTATTTAGGCCAGAGCGTGCAATTTTCTCGTGTTCTGACAAAATTTCTTCATCTTCTTCAGCTTCTTCGCCTTTTTTCTTATCTTTGAGAGCCTTTTTCATAGATTCTTTCTTATCACCATCACCATCTGCGTCAATGTAATCGGGCTTTTCCTCATCTTCTTCATCTTCTTCACCACCCACTACACCAATATAAGGTACTTGATCATATTCTGGCCCCGTCGGCGACGGCTGTTGATTATTAAGACCTGGGTCATTACCATCACCATAAGTTAAACCGCCAATGTTATAAATATTGTCTTTTTTATCCTTATCTGATAGCTTAGTAATGTCGACAAGAGGTGGTCTAAAACCTCCTTCTTCCTGTGGACCGCCGGTTTCTAAAGGAGCTTTTCCAATTTCACCGACCGGTACATCTTCATTAATAACTACTTTATTGAATACATCTTTATATGCTTCACCTAATGATATCCAGTCTTTCTTTTTTGACATGTAATTATTTATGCTAAGCATTAAATATTTCTGTGGCTAGACAAGATAATATGTTTTACATGGGTAATAAAAACTTACCCAATGTTAATTGGAAGGGCGAATATACTAAGGCCCAGGTAAAAGATCTTAAAAAAGCTAGTAGTAATATACTATATTTCGCTGAGAATTTCTTTCATATTGTTAATCTGGATAGAGGTAAAGAAAAGATACAGTTATATAAACCTCAGAAAAGAGCATTGAGAAAGATGAGAGATAATCGATTCTTTTGTTTGTTAGCCTCTAGACAGATTGGTAAGTCAACTATGATGACCATATACATATTATGGCAAGCGTGTTTTAATAATGACCAACGTATACTTCTTGTAGCAAACAAAGAAGCTACTGCTATTGAAATCTTTCAAAGGGTACGAATGGCGTATGAAGAGCTTCCTAACTGGTTAAAGCCACCTGTAAAGGAGTACGCCAAAACCTCTATGACGTTAGAAAATGGTAGTCGTATAGGTATTACAACTACCACCGGCACAGCTGCTCGTGGTCAGTCTGTTAATTGTCTTGTTATTGATGAGATGGCCTTTATTGAACCTCATTTAGTTGAAGAGTTTTGGAAATCAGTCTTTCCTATCATCACCTCTTCTAAAAAATCTAAAGTGTTTGTATGCTCAACTGCTAACGGCACTGATAATTTATTTTATAAACTATATCACGGCGCGATAGAAAATGAAAACGGCTGGGCTCATGATAAGATAAAATGGGACGAAATACCTGGTAGAGATCAAGCTTGGGCGCAAGCTACTAAAACAGCCATTGGTTCTGCTGATGCTTGGTTACAAGAGTTTGAATGTGAGTTTATTCATTCTGGTGAATCAACATTAGATGATGAATTATTTGAAGAGATGATGTCGAAAGTATCTAAGCCTAAAATTATTCTAGATGAGGGGCATTATAAACTATGGGAAGAGCCTGATGAGTCTAAACTATACGTTGCTGGTGTAGATATATCAGAAGGTGTAGGTGTTGATTCTTCAGTTATTCAAATACTTGACATTACAGATATTAAAGAAATTAGACAGGTAGCTGTATATAGAAACAATAAAATTCCACCTTTAGAGTTTACCAACAGGCTGTACAAAATTTTAAGAAACTGGGGATCGCCTCTCGCTTTAATAGAGAGAAATAATTGCGGTGCACAGGTAGTTGATAGACTGGCTGTTGATTTAGGTTATGAAAAAATAGTATCATATGGAAATGCTAATGCTCATCGACGCAATGTTATGCGAGGGATGATTGCTCATACAAACACCAAATATAAAGGCGTATTAAATATGCGTTATTTCATGAATGAGGTGAGAGTAGTGAACATAAATGAGCAAGAAACAGTTGAGGAGCTTAGAAATTTTGTACGTTACCCTAACGGTACATGGAAAGCTCGAGCTGGGTTCCACGACGATAGGGTAATGGCCATGTTATACAGCCTCTTTATATTAGAAAAAGAAATAACAGAGCGCTTCTTTGAAATAGTAGAGGTTGATGACATGGGTAAGCCTTCTGTTATCGAGCCTATGGATTTTGGTGTGCAATATTTTGAAGATCCAACCTCTATATATCTAGACGATGAAATAATGGGTAACCATAATCACGAAATGAATGCTTTAGTATGGGGCATGGGTGATGAACAAAATGCCGACATTGATGAACTAGAAGCGTTTGGATTTCAATTAATTGGAGAAAAACCGCCTGATAACTGGACAGGGGAGCCAGTTGATTACTGTCGGTACTAATAAATATATTATATGGCATACAACAGCATGCAACAATCGATGCTCAACAAGTCGAGAGCTGACAAGTTCTTACTTGTATTTGATATACCGCCTATATTGAGGGAGTTTAATAAAAAGTTTAATCAGAACAACACCTCTATTATTAGTGACTCTGTGCAGTTTTCTATCTTTGGTACAGCTGTACCTGAGATTACAGTACCAGCTACAGAAACTAGATATGCAGGTAGTACGCTGTATGTTACATCACATAGTAAAAATCCCTACCCACCAGTTAGTGTTCAGTTTAATGTTGATAATGAATATAAAAACTACTGGGTAATGTACCAATGGCTTAATTTGCTGCATGACCAATATACAGGTACATATAACGCCCGAGAAATAAACACGGCTGATGTAGATGAAAATTTTAAGGACTATCAAGCAAATTTAACCATTTATGGTAAAGATGAATTTAATAATAATAGAATAAAATTCACATATACTAAAGCTTTTCCTACTACCATAGATAAAATTGATTACAACTATCAAACAGCTGACGAAATTACTTCTGGGTTTACATTTGTTTACTCGCAATTACATACCGAAGTTATGGATTTTTGAATATAATTGTCATGAAATAGATAAATAATTTTATGGCACAGCGTACGATTAACTCTCCCGGAGTAGAAATTAGAGAATCAGATCTTTCCCTCACCGCCCCGTTAAATGTCGGAACTAATGTATATGTTACAGGTTTTGCACAGCAGGGGCCCATTGATGAGGTTCTTAAGATAACAACTAAGCAAGAGCTAAATCAGATATTGGGGCCTCCCACTAACTCTGCTGAACGGTATTTTTACTATACCATTAATGAGTTATTAAATTCTCCAGCTAATGTATATGCAACTAGATTGCCATACGGTCATGGTACAGGTGATGGGTTTGGATCTAAATACTCTGCATTAGTTTACCCGGTACGTAATGTTGCCGGTGATGCTGAGCTAGGACAATTAAGCGCTTTCCAACTTAATCAAACATGGGAGGCTGTCAACTCTAATGATGCTTTATCTGGAGTTGAGCTTAAAATTCAATCCGGAAGAGGTGCGTTAAGTTCTGTTATTTTCGGTTTCCCACAAGATCGTGGCCGGCCAAATACGGCAGAATTTCCTCGTACTTCTTCTGCTGACTGGTCTGATGGAGGTACTACTAACGTAGTTGCAGTTTGTGCTGGTAGGTTAGGTGGTAATAGCCCCATGACTCTTAGACACGCATTAACAACTACTGTTCGCTTGTCTGCCGGTTATACATCTTCCGGAACCAATCCTCATCAGGTTGCGTCTACAGTTGGAGTCGATTCATATAACTTTATGGTAAGTGCAGGAACTCTGGTAGGCACTACTTCAGACTCTTTAAAGATCGGTTTAACTGGTGCATCTACACTTAATGCGACTGGGCAACTAGTAACACCTTCCGTGGTTACGCCATATACCGGTACTACTGATACATTTTCCTTAACTGCAGAGTCAGTTCAACAAATTTCAACTAATTTAAATACAGCTTCGGCAGTGTATGTGTTAGGTCAACCAACTCACTTAGAACTTACTGAATCACAATATCTTAGCGCTTTAGAAGATACAGCGTTTACATGGGCTGAGACAGCAGGTGATAAAGATTCGTTTGCTACTATTGCTGACGCTGGTGGAGCCGGGGCGGTTATTTTAAACAAGTCAACATCAACAATTAATGATCAATTTGAAGGCTATTATGTCGGTCTTGCAGATAATACAAATACAACACCAGGTAGTAACTTTAATAACATTGTATCAACTAAGACTCTTACACAGTCTGGAGCGTCTCAGAATTCATTTACGATAGTACCGGTAGGGGTGCAGGTGTTCGCATTATCAGCTAACTACTTAACCGGTACAACTAATTCAGTTTCGGAAGTAATGGAAAATCTTACAGACTTCGAAATTGACGGAAGAGATGATGATGATATCTTAAGCTTAGGCGTATTTAAATTACGTAAGTCAATTTACGCTAACGAAGCATTTAAGCTTGATTACGTCTTAGAGGATGGAATAGCAGGATCTATTAACTATTATAGAACACAGCTTAACCCTGCTGGTGGTTTAGATTTACCGTTCTTTATTGAGAACCGTGATGAAAATTCCAGAAATGTTGTTGTTAAGATTAACGATTATGTCTCTAATAGACTTAGAGGTACCAATGCTTTAGATAAAGACGGTAACGTTAATAAGAGAATAAGAGTATTAACTACACAGTTAGCTACAAATACTACTGCAGCTCAGGTGCAGAAGACAGGTATAGCAAGTCAGCTATACACAAATCTAGACACTGCATTAGGTAAAGCAGAAAGTATTTACGCGCTTGGAGCTTATACAGAATCGACTGTTACTGGTAAAGAGTTAGGCGATATTCCTAATAAATTGGAAAGAGCGCTAGACGGTGTTAAAAATGATGATATCTACGACATTGACGTTGTTGTTGAGGGTGGCTTAGGAACAATTTACGCGATAGCCAGTGCAGATGACACGACATATTACGATGAGTATTCCTCAACATCTGCTGGAGCTGTTAACGGGTTAAGAACTTCTAACGAGCCAACTGGCGATGCTTTAAATCTTAGAAATAACTACTCAACTATCTTTAACAAATTTGAACAATTTGTGTCACCTCCTTATCTTGGTGGTGGAAGAGGTGATTGTATATTTATTGCTGATCCATTACGTCAGATTTTCGTTCAAGGATCTGGCGGTAAGGTGTTGGATGATAAGAACAAGAATTTCCAAACTGATATTTACTGGCCTGTACGACATCAATTCGCAAACGAGAATACGTCTTATGCAGCAGTATATGGTAACTGGGCGTTAGTTTATGATGGCTACTCAGGACGTCAAGTTTGGGCCCCATTCTCTGGCTTTGCTGGAGCGATAATGGCAAGAACTGATGCAGCAACCTTCCCATGGTTTGCACCAGCTGGCTTTACAAGAGGTCTTGTAACATTTGCAAATGATATTGCGGTTAATCCGAATCAAAAGCAGAGAGATGAGCTTTATAAGGCTAACATCAACCCAGTAGCACAGTTCCCAAATCAAGGGTTAGTGGTATTTGGACAAAAGACACTTTCAAAGAAATCGAGCGCATTCGACAGAATTAATGTTAGAAGGCTGTTCTTAAGCTTAGAAAGACCGACTAAGAAAGTTTCTAGATTCTTCGTATTTGAACAGAATACAGAGTTTACTAGAACTAGAATTGT